TCTACGGCGATGCTCAGGTCTACGGCGATGTTCGGGTCTACGGCAGGAGGGATATGCTTGCGTGCGGCCCAATTGGCAGCAGAGGTAGCTACACAACAATGTACAAATCAAAAACTGGAGTAATAGTATCTTGCGGTTGCTTTCTGGGTAATCTTGACCAATTTGAGATGGCGGTTCGCAGAACGCACGGCGGCACAATTTATGGGCAGGAGTACATGGCACTTATTGCCTTGGCCCGTGTGCGGTTTGGAGGGGGAGACGATGCCCCAACCATCGCCAACTAGGAGACGTAACGCGCCCAACTGGGCGATCGAGAGAGGGAGAAGAAAATGACTGACCTAATCAGACGCGCCCTGCTGGGCGACCGAGAGGCGCAGAAGGAGTGCACCAAGCAGGGGATTGTACTGCCGTGCCCGTTTTGCGGGGGAGAGCGAACAGTCGCAATAAATGCACCAGAGGACTGGGTAAAATGCCGAGACTGTGGGGCGGGAGGGCCTATGAAAGTGGGCCCCGTGAGCGCCCGTATCGCCTGGAACACCCGCCAGGGCCCGCCGATCGGCCGGTGTGAGACGTGCAGCTATTGGATTAAAACGACATGTTTTTGCTGGAAATCTAAAATTTTCGGGCAATCGTGTAGAAAGGACGAGTATTGCAGTTCCTGGACGTCAAAAGAGGAGGTTGAAAATGGCTGAGTATACCGAAAAAGAAAAAGTGTTGGAAATCTTGAGGCACAACCCGGCTGGAACTTGGAGGGGCACACCGGTATATAGCGGCGAAATCAAGACCGCCATGCGAGAAGTGAAGGCCCTAAAGGCCGCCGATGTTGTCCCAGCGAAGCGCAAAGCATGCGGCTGGTGCTCTAACCTCGGACAGAGACCCGAAAACTGGGAATGCTCATTGGTTGGGGAGTATGGGACCATAACCACCGCCGACAATGATGTGGTATGGACAACCGCAAATTACTGCCCCGTGTGCGGCAGACCGCTGAAGGAGGCAGACCGTGAGAATAATTAGAGGACGGACTTTCTACAAAGAGCCGTGGTACGGTACTTACCGCGCCATGATGGATAGATGCTATCGAGAGAAAGCAAAAAACTACCCGTACTATGGCGGCAGGGGCATCAAGGTGTGTGAAGAATGGCACAACATCGAAGCATTTGAGCGGTGGGCATTGTCCAGTGGATACGAAAAAGGGCTTACCCTTGACCGAGAGGACGTTAACGGAGATTATTGCCCCGAAAACTGCAGATGGAAAACGAAAAAGGAACAGGCAAACAATCGCAGAAATACAATTGTTATTGAGGGACGCTCCGTGAGCGAGTGGGCTGACATTTTGGGCATTAACAGAAGCACGATTACGACACGGTATTACAGGGGATTACCTATCGAAAAAGTGTTGTCAACGGAGGATATGAGATGCCACGGTTAATTGACGCAGATGCCGTCTGCAAAAGATTTGAGAGATATGAACAAGACTGCGAGAACGTGGGCGATGTAGTAGCGGCAGGGGTGTTTGCCGACGCGATTGATGAGATTCTGGACTCCCCCATCATCGACCCCTACGACTTGCAGCCTCACGGCCGTTGGATTGTCCATCATTCGGGTGGGTTAATCTGCTCACATTGCAACCACTACATCGCAAGTGATTGGCGTAGCCCCTGTTGCCCAATCTGTGGGGCTAGGCTGGATGGGGTGGTGGGGTACGATGGGTAGCAACTGGATTAGCGTGGATACTCCGCCTGACCCGCCAGAGGAGATACAAGAATGAAAGCGAATTTTCACCGCGTCACCAAACACGAAAAAGACTTGGAGACAGCCGTCCGCCAAACAGTCAAGCAGATGCTGCTGGCGGTGAGGGCGGAGGGTTTCGGACAGGCCCGGCTCGAACGTGTACTTATGACCTGGGCGGAGATCGCCAGCCGCTGCGCCGATGACCCGGACCAGATGCTCGTAGTTGACCAAGAGTTGCGGGAAGCGGGGGTCTGGTTGAGATTGGAGGAGATGCTTTGACCAAAAGGGAGCTGTCACAGTTGTATTATCTCAACCGCGAAATCGAGCAAGAAAAGCGCCGCCTCGGAGAGCTAGAAGCCGCTGCGCAAAATGTTTCCCCCAAAATTACTGGCCTGCCACATGTGGGAGGAATATCTGACAAGACCGCCATTGCTGCCGAAATAGCTGATTGCAAGGCAATCATTGAAGGGAAGATCAAGGCGTCAATTGCCGAATACAACCGGCTGAATCGGTACATAGCGGGCGTAGACGACTGCCTGATGCGGCAAATCCTTAGCTTACGATACATCAACGGGTTTTCATGGGCGGCGGTAGCCTTCCGCGTCGGCGGGGGAAACACGGCAGAAAGCGTAAGAAAGGCGCATGATAGATGGCTTTCAAAGTTGTCCGTTTTGTCCGCCACAAAGCGGTAAAATAGTTATAGTGATCCAATGCTATAAACTGTAAATTGAGATAAGAGGCTACACGACTTGTGCAGTCTCTTTTTTCATGCCTACGCCGCCGGGTGTGGGCATTTTTCATGCAATCTTGAGCGGGTTGGGGGTGGCTAAAATGCCCAAGGACAGGGGATTGTCTACACAACAGGAGAAATTTTGCCAGGAATACGCGCTGAATGGAAAAAACGGGACCAAGGCCGCCATTGCAGCGGGTTATGCAGAAAGGTCCGCTGCCGTCACCGCCTCCCGGCTGCTAAGAAATGATAAGGTTGTCTCGCGCGTGCGCGAACTTATAAAAGACCAATGGGATCATCTTATCATCACCAAGGAGCAGGTACTACTGGACACTTACACCCTGGCGGAAAAGAACCGTGTCGTAGACCCAAAAACGGCCATCAAAGCCCTGGAATTGGTGGGGAAAGAACTGGGGATGTTCGGGGATCGCGTGGAACACTCTGGCCAGATCGACACACAGCAAGGGGTCCTGGCAGAAATCCTTGACCAGATGAGGGAAACAGGGGGCGGATAAGATGCTCCTATCTCCCAAATATCGGGCATTCCTCCGCTTTCGCGGCGCTGCGGTGGAGGTGTTGGAGGGCACCACCTACGCCGGGAAAACCACTGTGGGCATCCTGAAATATATGCTCATGGTAGCCGAAAGCCCCGAGCGTGACCACGTTATCGCAGGACTGGACCTGGGGACCTTGGAGAAAAACATCATCACCAAGGACTACGGGATCAAGCACGTTTTCGGCAGCCTGGTGGACTACCGGCCCCAGGGAGGTGCCGGGATCACCATGCCACACATTGTCTACCACACCCCTGGAGGGGACAAGATCATCTACGTTCTGGGGTACGACAATAAGGCGCGCTGGAAAAAGGCCCTCGGCGGTCAGTACGGATGCGTATACGTGGACGAGGCCAACGTGGCAGACATGGACTTTCTGCGCGAGGTCTCCATCCGAAATGATTACTGGATGATGACCCTCAACCCGGACGACCCAGCCCTCCCCGTCTACTCGGAGTATATCAACCACTGCCGGCCGCTGCCGCAATACGCCGCAGACGCGCCAAAAGAATTGCTCAACCAGTTGGACCAACCGCCCAAAGAGGGGTGGGTCCACTGGTATTTTACGTTTGACCACAATGCTGCCATGACAACCAAAAAGCGGGATCAACTCCTCGCCGGGGTGCCGAAGGGCTCAAAAATCTGGAAAAACAAGATACTGGGTCTCCGCGGCCGCGCCACCGGCCTGGTGTTTGACCTCCAGCCACGCAACATCATCTCGGCCGCCTGGCTGCACAAGCAGATAGAGGACGGAGAGATCAAAATCAGGCAGTACACCTGTGGAGTGGACACCTCATACAGCCAGCGCAGTGACGATACCTTTGCATTCGTCTTTCAAGCCCTCACAGAGTGCGGGAAAATCATACAGCTGGCCTGTCGGGTCTACAACAATAAGCTGTTGACCAAGCCCCTGAGCCCGTCGGACATCCCGCCTCTGTTGGTGGATTTCCTGGAGGGATGCCGGAAAGATTGGGGCCTTGCACGGACGGTCTACATAGACAACGCCGACGCCGGGACAATCCTCGAGTGCCAAAAGTACAGGCGGCAGAACGGCGGATTGTATACCTTTGCGCCGGCCTGGAAAAAGACCCAGCTCCTTGACCGGATCAACCTTCAAGCGGGTTGGATGGCCCATGGGAATTACCTGATCCTGGACAGCTGCGGGCCGATGATAGAAGAGCTCAACGCTTACAGCTGGAAAGAGGACAAGAACGAGCCAGAGGACCGCAACGATCACACGATCAACGCCTCTCAATATGGGTGGCTGCCATATAAGCACCAGATCGGAGGAAAATAGAGTGGGGTGGATGAAGAGAATGGTACAGAAATGGCTGCAAATCCAGCCGGCGCTGCAACAGACGGCGTACCTGACAGAGCGGAGCACCAACGAGACCCGCGCCATTATCAACAAGATATGGTATAGGGGAGACGCGGACGAACTAGACCAGCTCTACAAGCAGATATACCAAGGCCCAGGGGCCACCGGGCGCTTTTGGGCAGCCTCCCCCAAAAGCGGGATTCGCAAAATCCACACTGGTCTACCGGCCATCATGGTGGATACCCTGGTCAACCTGGTGAGGGGTGACCTGCCGGACATGGACTTCACCGACCCGGCGACAGCCGCCAGGTGGGAGGAACTGGCCGAGGAGATCGGCTGGCAAAACCTCATAGGGGAGGCCCTGACAGGCACCCTTGTGGAGGGGGACGGGGCGTTCAAGCTGTCCATTGATGCATCGCTGTCAGACCATCCGCTGGTGGAGTTCGCACCAACCACAGGGGTGGACCTGCGCTTCCGCCGGGGCCACTTCGCCGGGGCCAATTTCCGCACAATGTACACTGGACTGGGCGGGAAGGTCTATGAGCTGGTAGAAGAGTACCAACCCGGAAGGGTGGGGCTGCAGCTGCTGGACAACGAGCAGCCGGCGGCGCTGTCATGTGTGCCAGAGTTGTCAGACCTCAAGCCGGTGGAACATGACAAGCGGGTCTGCCTGGCGGTCCCGTTCCGGGTATTTTCCTCCTCCCGCTGGCCCGGACGCGGGGCCAGCATCTACGAGAAAAAGACAGATGCCTTTGACGCCCTTGACGAGGTGGCCAGTCAGTGGCTGGACGCTGTACGGGCGGGGAGGGTCAAGCAATATATCCCGGAGGACCTGCTGCCCAAGTCGGTGGAGACAGGCGGCCTCATGGCTGTCAATGACTTCGGGTCAAAATTCATTGCCCTGCAAACGGGGACGCATGAGAACGACGTCTCCAAGATCGACACGGTGCAGCCAGAAATCCGCTATGAGGCGTACCTCTCCACCTATATGACCGCCCTGGACATGTGCTTGCAGGGCATCCTCTCCCCGGCCACCCTGGGCATTGACGTGGGCAAGATGTCCAGCGGCGAGGCGCAAAGAGAGAAAAAAGACGTGACCGGCAACACCCGCAACGCCATCACCGCCGCCATGGAGCAGGTGCTGCCCAAGTTGGCAGAGACGATCCTGCAAGCAGATGACATCATGCACGATCGTCCGACCAGCACCTATGAGGCATCCATCACCTTTGGCGAGTACGGGGCCCCCGACTTTGACAGCCGCGTGGAGACCGTGGCCAAGGCCCGCGCCGCCGGCATTATGAGCGACCAGGCAGCGGTGGATGAACTGTGGGGCAGCAGCAAGGAGGATGACTGGAAGGCTGCCGAAGTCAAGCGCATCCAGCAGGAGCGTGGGATCATGGAGGCGGAGGAGCCGGCGGTGGCTGAGGCGGCCGCTGAAAAATGGTAGGATACAAGGGGATCGCTGACTGGTTGGCGGAAATGGAGCTCAAACTGATCGCATCCCTGTCCCGAAACCTCCAAGCCCACAAGGAGTGGGAGAAGAAGGAAGGGTTTGACTGGCCGGCATGGCAGGCGGTCAAACTCCACAACCTGGACGCATACCGCAAGGAGGCCGCGGGGATCGCCAACCATTACAGCGGGGTGATCGACCCGGCCACTTCCGCCCTGTTGCGAGACCAATTTCAAGAGGGCTACGACCGAGAAACAGAGGAGATCACACAACTGTTGGGAGAGGGCCGCTGGCCCCATCTCCTGCACTACCCAGAAGAACCGGAAGAGCCGCTGCCGGATGAGACGCCGGAGAGCGGCTTTTTTGGCATCAATCGCCCCCGGATGGAGGCACTGGTCAAAGATACCCAAGAGATAGAGAGCAAGGCCGTTTCCGCCGCCCTGCGCATGACGGATGATGTCTATCGCACCACCATCAACAAGGCGGCCATGATGCACGCCACCGGCGGCCTCACAGCCCAGCAGGCCATAGACCTGGCAATCAAGGACTTTTTGGCGGTTGGCATCAACTGTATACAGTATGCCAACGGCCGACGGGTCAATATCGCCTCCTACGCCGAGATGGCCATCCGTACCGCCGCCACCCGGTCATACTTGCAGGGCGCCGCCCAAAGGCGGATGGAGTTGGGGATCGACACGGTGCTGGTTTCCCAGTACGGCGCCTGCTCGGAGACCTGCCTGCCCTGGCAGGGCCGGGTATATATCGACGACGTTTTCGCGGTGTTCACCGGCGAGATTCAGGGCGACCGCGGAAAATCCAGGCGGGGAGGGTGGTATCCCCTCCTCTCGGTGGCCATTGCCAACGGCCTGTTTCACCCCAACTGCCGCCATACCCTTACCGCCTGGGTGGAAGGGTCGAGCACCATGCCTGCCCCGCTGGACGCGGAGCGGGTCAAGGAGACCGCCAAACTAGAACAGAAACAGCGCCGCCTGGAAAACAAGATCAAGCGCTGGAAACGGCTGGCGGCGGGGTCGAAAGACCCCGTCAACGTCAAGCAGTACAAGGCCAAAGTGAAGGAGGCGCAGGCAGAACTGCGGGAGCACATTGCTGCCCACCCGGGTCAGCTGCGCAGGGATTACTGGAAAGAAAAGACACACGGCGTTCCGGCCCTTGAAAATCTGCCGGTAGAGGGTACAATAGAGAAGTATAAGGCGGGCGAGATAGGAGAGAGCCCGTTTGAGCGGGTTGGACTTGACCCTCAAGCGGCTGAAAAGACCGTACAGGAAATGGAAAACGCGCTGGATGAGTTCCCGCAATTGCGGGGGCAGATCCGCGGGTTTGGGGCCGACATCTCCCGCGGCTATATGGCCACGCGGCCAGATGATGACTTGGAGCGGGTAGTTATCCATTTCAACCCGCGCAGATATTCGGACGCAGAACGATTAAAGCGCCAGTATGCGAGGGACTTGCAGGCGCACTATACGCCACAAGGAACTACATGGGAACAGGCGGGTGTCCACGAGTTGGGCCACGTTGCCCTAGCGCGAATCATATCCCGCAGATATGCCACGCTTGCAGAGATGGAGGACGACTGGAACCGAGACATTTCTGCGCGCCAAATTATCCGCCAGGCGTGGGAAGAGTTGGGAGGGGGCCCTAAAATCAAGGAAGCGGTCAAGGCAATTTCCGAGTATGCCGCCGCAGCTCCGTCAGAAGCGATTGGAGAGGCTATATTGGACTGCCACGCCAATGGAGAAAAAGCCCAACCAATCAGTCAAAAAATAAAGGAGGTGCTAAAGAGATGGCTTTTGTAGACAAGGGGAAGGGAGACGTACCGCCGTGGTTTGAATATGGAATATTTAACCCATTTTTGGAGGGGATCCGAGAGGATGCACCAGACTGGGCCAAACAGCAATATCAAGAATGGCTCAAAGATCGAGAAGAAGACAAAAAGACACTGACCAAATTCTAAACCGCCGCCCCGCATGGGGCAGCGGTGTTTTTATGCCATTTTGTGGGATAGCAGCCGAGAGGCTGCTTTTTATATGCCCAAATTTTTGGAGAAAGGAGAACACCATGGACGAAAAGAAAAAGAAAAAACCCGAAGAAGGGGCGGAAACTGCGCCCCCGGCAGAAAAGAAAGACCCTCCCGCCGGAGAGCAGCCCCCTGCCGATCCACCCGAAACGCCCCCGGAGGCACCTGCCGCCGAGGAGAAGAAGGAAGAACCGGCAGCACCCCCCGCCGAGCCGGAGGAAGCACCCGCAGAGGAGCAGGCAAAAGAGGAGGCCCCGGCACCTCCCGCCCAAGAGGCAGAGGAGCCCGCCCAGGAAGGTGCCGAAGAGCCGGCCGGTGAGAGCCTCGAGGAAGAAGTGACCCGACTGCGGGCAGAGGTGGCCGCTTACAAAGCGGACATCGCCAAGGAAATGGTTGCAGACGCCATCGTTTTGGCCCTGCACGACGCGAAAGCGGAAAATCCTACCCCTGACCCGGCCGCAATGGAAAAGGCTCTGAAAGGCGTGTTAAAGCGCCACCCGGAGTGGTCGAAAAAGGCCGAGACTGTGGGTTTCCGGGTGGGCGCCGGCGGAGAGCAGCCTCCCACAGAAGAAGAAAACTACCTGGACAAGAAGTACAAGGACAACCCCTATTACAAGGGGAAAAAGTAAAAGGAGAGATGAAAAATGCCTGAAACCAAATACGGCTCTATGTTTGTCGATGAGCGCTATTCCGGTATCCTGGAGCCCAACCTGTACGCGGATGCCATCCTGCAGCCCAACAAGACCTACAACGCTGCCCACCAGGGAGACGCAAACAGCGGGCTGGTCAAAATCTACAAGCTGACCAGAGACGGCGCCGGTGACCCCGGCACCCCCGCGGGCGATTTCAGCCACGAGAACGCCGCCAATACCCTGATCGACCTGCGCCTCAATAACGCCTACCGCAAATCCAAGAAAATCTACCAGGTGCAGGCCAACGCCGTCTCTTACCAGGTGGCGGACGAGACCCTGTCCCTTGCGGTCAAGGACAACCAGGAGGATTGGCAGCAGTCTGGCCTGGCCTGCCTGGTCCACGAGGGCACCGCGCTGGAAGATACCGAGGCCATCACCGCCGCCAACCTCAAAGCCAAAGTGCTGGCCATGCGCAAGACCTTGCGCCAGGCCCACGCCCGCCCCGATGTTGCCATTGCCAGCGTGGACGTCTATTCCACCATGCTGGAGATTGCCGGGAAAGAATACACCCCCTCCACCAATGAGAACACCCTGACCACCGGCCGGGTGGGAACCTGGCTGGGAATGACCTGGTATGAGGGGGACATCCTGGACAAGGCTGCCGCAAAATACTATGATTTCGCCGGCACATTGCAGACCGAGGACCTGACCAAGGTGGAGATCGTCATGTATGACCACACCTTCTTCCATTGTGTCAACAACCTCGAGGCCATGAGGATCGTGGACGCGACCGATTTTGTGGGATGCTACGCGCAGAACGAGATCAACAGCGGTTTCCGGGTCTCCACCGCAGACGCCGTGGTTGTTAAAAAAAAAAGTAGTGTAGCGGCCGCCAGCCTGCAAGGGGAGCCGGACCTGGATAGCATGACTGTGCAGCAGCTCAAAGACTACGCGGCAGAGAAGGGGATCGACCTGGGCGGCGCAACCCTAAAAGCCGACATCCTGGCCGCCATCAAGGGGGCGCAGTGATATGGCATATCTGACAGTCACAGAATACCGCAAAATAGCCACCGACCCGGTAGACTTGCCAGACGATCAGTTGGAGCGGGTCATCCGAGACGCAGAAAGAGACATTGACGGGCTGACCTACAACCGCATTCGCGCCGCCGGCGGGATCGACAGCATCACCGAATATCAACAGAGTCTCGTCAGGGAGGCCATCTGCTGCCAGGTGGGGTTCCGCGCAGAGTACGGCGAGATGCTGGACAATCCGCTGAACAGCTACGGGATCAACGGGGTAAGCATGGCCTGGGACCCGTCCAAGGTAGTGACCCGCGGCGGGGTCAAGGTGCTGTCCTCGACCCTCGCCCTGCTCCAACAGACCGGCCTCTGCTGCCGGGCACTGTAATGCGGTGGCCTAGGCTGGTGCCGCCGTCCGTCTGCAAGACCCACATTGTCATATACCTCGAGGGAGAGCTGCAAGAGGACGGAGGCGTGGAAGAACTGCCGCCCATTGATACCGCCTGCAACTACTCGGAGCAATCCCGCCAGATCGTGGATGCGGAGCGCCGGCTGATCCAATTGGAGGCCACCGCCCTGCTGGACGGAGACATCGCGCCTGGGAAAAACATCCACGGGGAGGCAGTTGTGGGAGAAGGGGAGATGGCTGTTCGCCGGCGCATCTACCGCGCGGAGAGGGCCAGAAACCCAGACGGGACGGTCAATTACACCAAGCTGGAGTTGATGTAGATGGGAGCGAAAGCCAAAATCGAGCTTGACCTGTCTGCCATTCGAGGAATGGAGCAGCAAGTGGTAGAGGTGGCGGAGGAGACGATGGAAGTTCTCCACCAGGACCTGGTGGCATCTGCTGTAATGCCATACGATCAAGGCGACATGCAGAACAATGAAACCTTCGTGGTAGCGGCCGCCGAAGGAGACGAGGCGCGGGCGACACTGGTCACGGGATCGCCGCAGGCCCGCCGCCTCTACTACCACCCGGAATATAACTTCCAGACCGTCAACAACGCCAATGCTGGCGCCGAATGGTTGGAGGCATATATCTCCGGGGATAAGACGGGCCTGGCGCCGGAGACGTTCGCAAAACTCCTGAAAGAGAGGCTGGGCAATGCTTGACCTGCTGGAAATTAAGGACTGGCTGAAAACCAAGACCGACGTTGGGGACGGGATTGCAGTGGGCGCCATCAAGGGCGAAAAGCTGCGGTATATTGGCGTATACGACGGCAAGAACGCCGCCCGGCAGCGGGTCTGCCTGGGGGGGCTGGGACAGACAGGATACCAGGAGCGGACGATCTCCATCCTGGTCCACTGGACCAAAAACCCCAGTCAGGCCGCAGCCAAGGCCGCGGAAATCCACGGTCTGTTCTGTGGGCTCTCCAAGGAACCTATGAAAGATCACTGCATCGTGATGGCAGACCCAGGCGGGCAGCCGTTATCTGTGGGACCAGACGCGACCGGCGTCTATGAGTACGTCATCAACGCAAAAATAACCTATGAGAGGATGAGGTAAAAATGGCAAAAACGGGAGTGTTCCCGGTATTCGACAACAAGTTCAAAATTGGAGTCGAGGGCCGCGCAACTGCGGACGAAAGGATGGCCACCATCAAGGAGATGGAGAGCTTTTCGGTCTCCATTGACGGCAACGTGGAGGAGTGGACCCCCATGGACACCGCGGGATGGATCAACCGCCTGACCACCGGAAAGGGGATCACCATCTCCATGTCCGGCAAGCGCAACATCGGAGACCCGGGGAACGACTATGTGGCTGGCCTGGCCTGGAAAACCGGCCGGGATTGCGACAGCAAATTTGAGTGGGAGTTCCCGGACGGGGGGAAACTGGTAATGGACTGCGTGATTTCCGTGACCAACCCCGGTGGCGGTGACAGCACTGCTGTTTCTGCGCTGGAATTCGACGTGATGAGCAATGGCCAACCCACATATACCCCCGCCCCTTCGGTGGGTCAGTAAAAAAGGGAAAAGGGCCGCCTGATGGCGGCCCTTTTGCTGATTAAAACCAAAAAACAAAAAGGAGAGAAAGGCAATGGCAAAATGTTACACACTGGACAAAGCGCTCATCTGCGAGGGCCCCGAAATCCGTATCGGAGATAAGCTGTACAGAGTAGACGACCGCAAAAAGACGGTGGTCAAGATGATGGATCTTACAAAAAATGAGGATATGCCGGGCGACAAGATCATGGAGGAGACCATCAAGCTGGGACTGGGGGCCGCAGCGGCAAAAGAGGTCGAGCAGATGGAGCTGCCTTTTGCAGCCTACACCAAGTTGGTAGAGCTGGTCACTGCCGCCATGATCGGCGAAGAACCGGAGGAGCTGAATGCCCGATTTCAGGGCGGCAAAGAAAGCCAGTGAAGTCGGATGGTATGACCCGGAGTTCGACCGGGTGCTGATTGAACAGAGCATCGCCAAGCAGTATGGCGTCTTGCCATCACAGCAAGAGGACCTGTCTTATTCGGACTGGTACAAGATGGTGGGCGGGCTCATGCCGGACACCCCGCTGGGCCAGGTGGTGGCCATCCGATCCGAACAGGACAGGGACCGGCTCAAGCACTTTTCCCCCGCCCAGCGCCGAGAGCGGGCGGAGTGGGCAGCATTTGCGGCCCATAAAAAGCGGACGCCACAGGAGACAGAGAACCAGAAACAGCAACTCGCCAGCTTACAAGCAGCGTTCGCGTCAATGTTCAAGAGAAAATAGGAGGTGATGGAAGTGGCAGAAGGAGGAGGCAACACAGCGGGGATCATCCGCCTTGACCTGGTTATCAACGCCAAGATTGAGGACACGATCAAGGAGATGGCGGACAAGGCGGCCAAAACCGCGGAGAAGCAGTTCGAGGCCGTGGGGGAAGCGGTGGAGAAATCGGTCTCCGAGCCCGTGGAACGGGCGGCCGAGAAGGTCAAAAAGCCCCTGCAAAAGGTCAAGGAGGAGGCCCAAAAGACGGCGGACGGAGTCAAGAAGTCTATGGAGTCCGCCGCCAAGGCCGCCAAATCTACCGGGCCAGCAAAACCGCCAAAGCCGGAGGAAGCCAAGACCCCCACAAAAGAGGCCACCGCCGCCCCGGACGCGCCGAGGGCGCCGCCGGAGCCAAAAGAAATAAAAGGCGCGGGAGAGTATTGGACGGAGCATGAAAAAGGACTAGAAAATTTAAGGGCAATTGTAGAGGGAACAGAGGAAAAAGTAAAAGAAATCGGGGAAGCGTGGGAGGTCCCAGACAACAAAGTTGATCTGCTGAGAGAAAAACTGGCCTTGATTGTTGACGGGGAAATGGAGAGGCAGAGAAAAAAGCTCCAGGAGTTAGAGCAGCAGTACGATAAAATGAAAGAATCCGGCGGGTCAGAAAAAAACGTCCAGAAAATAACCGCCCAGATGGATGCAGCAAAAAGCAAGCTGATCTCCCTACAATCATCCGCCTTGCAGATGGAGGAGGCCGTCGCCAAGGCCACCGCCGCCCCGGCAGAAAAGGCCCGCCAGACCTGGCAGGCAGCCACGGACGAAGTGGGACAGCTGCGACAGCAATTGCAGTTGACTGCAAGCCAGATTGAGGCCCAAAACCAGAAACTCGCCCAGACACAAGCAGAATATCGGAAAATTATCGACGAACAGGGCAAGGACAGTGCTGCGGCCACCAAAAAGCTGGAACAAATCAACGCCATCAAAGGGAAGTTGCTCTCCCTCCAAAAATCTGCACAAAAGACCTCCGGAGAACTGGACAAGATGATGGACTCCGGGCAGTCTGGCAAGTTAGAGAACGCCGTCCAGCGGGTCAAAAGCAAGGTGCAGTCTGCGGGAGAGGCCGCCAGAAAGAGCATATCCAAAAACACCAAGGCGGCCGCCGATGAAGGCGGAAAGAATTTCAATGTCCTGGGTGGCCATGCCACCAAGATGGGGAAGAACATCAAGTCGGCGTTCAAGCGGGTGTTCGTCATGGCCACCCTGTATGCCGGGTTTCGGGCCCTCAAGGACTACATGGGGCAGGCTGCTGCCCAGAATAAGGAGTTTGCGGCCAGTCTCAACCAGGTGCGGGGTAACCTCTCTACTGCGTTCGCGTCCATCTTTTCGGCGGTTATGCCGGCACTGAACGCCCTGATGAAGGGCCTCGCCACCGTCACCAAGTACGTGGCCACCTTTATCGCTACTTTATTCGGGGGCACCTACAAAAAATCAGTTGAGACCGCCAAGGGAATCCAAAGCGTAGGAAAGGCCGCTTCCGGCGCCGGCAAGGCCGCCAAGAAAGCGGCCGGAGAACTGGCGGCATTCGACCAACTCAACGTCCTGTCCAAGCAAGAGGACAGCGGCGGAGGAGGCGGGGGCGCCGCTGATACTGGGGTTGACTTTGGCGCCCTTGACACCGAGGGGGCAGCCGCTGCCGAAAACCTGGCCAACAAAATCAAGAGCGCGTTTGCGTCCGCCATTGCCGCCGTGGGAGGGTACTTCAAGGACAACCTCCTCCCCAACGTCCAACAAGCTATCGACCGAGTGGCGCCCGAGTTTGAGCGCCTCAAGGGGATCATGGCAGGCGTATGGACAGACCTGACCACCCTGGGACAGCCGTTCGTGGAGTGGTTCGAGGGAGACTTCACCACCTTCCTGCAAACCCGAATCGACACCATAGGCATTGTTGTGGCGGGGCTGCTGGAAGTGTTCAACACGGTTTTCGGGAGCATCTGGAACACCGTTCTTTTCCCGTTTATCCAGGATTTCACCACCACTCTGCTGCCAGTCATTACCCAGGCGGCCACGCAACTACAACTGACATTCCAGACGGTTTTCACGGCCATCAAAGATATATTCCTGACCCTCTGGACGGGTGCGGTTGAGCCGGTCATGACCCAAATCATGAAAATCTGGACGGATGTCACCGGCATCATCAGCAATCTGTGGGACAAATACGGAGAGAGCACGTTCGAGAAGGTCAGAGAAGCCGTAAACAACACCAAGGAAATGTTCTTGAACGCCTGGGAGACCTACTTAAAACCCACCTGGGACACCATCATGGAGACCATAGATTGGATCTGGACCAAGCACCTCAAGCCACTGGTCAAGCAGGTGGGTGAGTTCGTGGCCAAGTTCATTGACGCCGCCCTGGAAATTTACAATAAGTTCATTTCTCCGATTGTTGGGTATTTGCAGCAAATTCTGGGGCCGGTATTCCAGAAAGTCTGGTCTCTCATTTCCAGCGTAGTGGGCACGGCCGTGGCGGCCATTGCGGATGTCATTTCCGGCCTGCTCAAAGCACTGGGCGGCCTGGTGGATTTTATCACCGGCGTTTTTACCGGCGACTGGAAAAAGGCGTGGAACGGCGTCAAGGACATCTTTGGCGGCATCATCGACGGGATCAAGGGCATTTTCAAGGGCGCCATCAACCTTGTCATTGACATCATCAACGACTTTACGGGCGGGCTCAACTGGATTCCGGAGCAGCTATCCAAGGTGCCGGGGTTTGGTTGGGCCAAAAATTTTAAAATCCCCAAAATTCCCAAATTCGCCGAGGGCGGTATCGTAGACCGGCCCACCCTGGGCCTCATGGGCGAGGCAGGGGCAGAGGCGGTCATCCCCCTCAAAAACAACCGGGAGGGGATCAGGGAGATCGCCCGGCAACTCGCGGAGGAGCGGGGGGCAGGGGGGGACGAAGAGGCGCTATACAAGGCATTTCTGCGGGCCTTGAAGGAGTTTTTCGGTGCCGCGTTGCCGCTGCCTGACGTGGTGGTCAAATTCCCGGACGGCACTATTGAGAGGGTATCCCTGGCGGCCTGGTCGAAATACCGGCAAACCCACGGTGGAGCGCTGCCGGTGAGCATATAGGGAAAGGAGTAGGAAATGGTCTGGAAGATCAACGGCGCGGACGTGCCCAAGCCGGACAAGTACAGCGTCTCTATTATGGACCTGGACGGGAGCGCGGAGCGCAACCTGCTGGGCTACCTGACAAGGGACCGCATCACCACCAAGCGCAAGGTCTCGGCGGAGTATACCGTGGCCGCGGGAGAGGCCGCCAAAGCGGTGCTGCAATCCATCAGCGCAGAGTTTTTTCCGCTTACATATAGTGACCCATTGGACGGAGAAAAGACGATAACCTGTTACGTGGGAGACCGCACTGCGGACCCATTCCCAACAGGAGAATGGGCACTGAAATTTGACCTGATCGAGAGGTGATAGAGTGTATCAGGTGAGCGACGCCTACAAGGCAGCCATCATCAGCGGGGAGCGCAAGATGATGGGGCAGATCACAGACACAAAAGGGACGGTCATTCTTGACCAGACCCAACTGCAAAATATTGAGATCGAGCAGGCGGCCAACAGCGGGGACGACCTGACCCTAGGCTCTTACCTCTCCGACCGCATCACCGTGACCGCCGTAGACCCTGACGGGGCCATTGCCGCCATGCCGTGGGGAGAGATGGAGTTCGTCCCATGGATGGGGGTAGAGACCGCCGACGGGCCAGAGATGGTGCCGATGGGGGTGTTCACTGCTGGGGCGGCGGAGACCGAAAATGACACGCCGGTGGTCAAGATAGAGGCGCAAGACCGGGCCATCCTGCTGGAAACCGCATGGACGACAGAGGGAGAGACCTGGCCCATGACTTTGGCCCAGATGGTGGCCCGCGCCTGCGAAGTGGCGGGGGTGGAACTGGGGAGCGCGGAGTTTCCCAATGCCTCCTTACCCATCGAGCAGGGGGCCGCTGTGGAAACAACGGCCCGGGCAATGGTGGCATATGCTGCCCAGGCGGCCGGGGGATTTGCGCGAATGGGGCGAGATGGAAAGCTCTACATACAGGGCTACACCCAGACAGATCGCGCCATCGGTGCCGAAAACCTCTTTCGTCAGCTGGTGGGCAAGTACACCGTGCCGGCCATTGACCAGGTGCTGGTCCTGGCGGAGGAGGGGGACCTGGGGATGGCCTACCCGGAGAACATAGAGGCAAAACACCCGTACAAGATCATTGACAACCCCCTCCTATACGCCCTCACTGCATCCCCCAAGGAGGAGCAGCAGGCGGCAGTCAAGGCCATCTATGACGAGGCCAGCCGGCTGCCTTACATCCCCCAGGAGATAGAGTGCCAGGGAGATCCGTCCGTCGGCGCCGGTGACATCATCACAGTCTATAACCGATATGGAGAGGCCATTGCGCTGCCGATCATGGAATACAAAATCGTCTATGATGGAGGCGCCCGCGCGGAAATGCGCTGTGTTGGCAGTTCGCCGGATCAGCCACAGGTGCAAGGCCCTCTCACCGAGTCGGTCATCGCCCTGCGCCAAAAATCCAACGTCATCCAGCGAGAGCTCGACTACACCCGGTCAGAGATCAAGGAGGTATCCCACACCGCCGATGCCATCGTCACCGAGGTTACGGAGTTGACCCAACGGGTGGACGGCCTGGTGTTGTCCGCGTCTCGGACCGGCGGCGCCAACAGGATCAAGGGCAGCTCGGGCCGCCTGGGGCTGGATGATTGGCAGGTGGATGGGCAAGTGGTCTGTGACACCTCTACCGCCGTCTACAATTCCACCGCGGCCGGCGGCTGTTTTGCCCTCGGCCTGACTGGGCGTCTGGGGCAGACGATCCCCACGGTGGCGGGCAAGAGGTACGCTTATTACTGCCAGTACAAGCTGGAGACAGGGGCCTCCACCTCTGCCTACATCTCCCACGGCGGGCACCGCCGAGAACTGGCCGCCGCAGAGGAGTGGACAGAGATCACCGGCAGCTTTGTGGCGGATTCACCGGCGGCCCTCGTTGAGGCCATGGTGGAGGGGGGGACGTTGTGGATTGCCGACTGGACGGTCATACAGGGGGAAGTCTGCACTGCCTGGCAGCAGGCCCAAAATGAGATTGACGCCGGCGGGGTGAAAATCACCTCGCGGGGTATCGACATCACCAAGGAGGGGGACCCCTTCCAGGCGTCGCTGGACAACCAGCAGGTACGCTTCCGCAATGCCGACACCGGCGAGGATGTGGCCTATTTCAACAAGGACAGCGGGCGCATCCGCCAATTATCAGCCCTGGGGGAGTTCACGGTTCAACGCCCGGACGATATAAGCGGCGCTCTGCGGGTCATCCCGGTGGCTGGCGGGGCATTTTTTGTTATCAATGACTAGGGGGTGAGACATTGGCTCTCAATCATTCCGGCAATACCGATTTTGGAGGCGGCCACTATGGGCTCAATCTTATCTGGTCAGCCAGCCAAAGCATCAGCGGCAATTACAGCGACATCACCGCCACCCTGCAAATATCCGCCTACGGCGGCTACTCCATCGTGGCCAATGCCACGAAATACGGGCACATTACCATAGACGGACAACAGTTCGACTTTTCGGCAGTGGTGGGGACCTTGAAAGCGTCCAACTCGCCTAAGACATTGGCCACCGCCACCAAGCGGGTCTACCACAATGCGGATGGCAGCAAATATCTGTACGCGTCGGCCTCGTTCGCGCTCAATGCCACCCTGTCTGGGTCGTGGGTGGGCACGATTTCCACTGCGGCGGACTACTCCATAGACACCATCCCGCGAGCCAGCAGCATCTCCACCCCCAACTTCACAGTTGGGGACAATGTGACGGTGAGCATCAGCCGGGCGTCCAGCAGCTTCACCCACTCCATTCAGCTGGACGTGGGCGGTGTGGCCATCAAGACCGCCAGCGGGGTGGGGGCAAGCCACACCTGGACATTTACAGAAGCGGATGTCAAGAGGATCTACGCGGCCATGGGCAGCGCTACCAGCGGAGCAGTCGTCCTCTGGTGCAACACCTACTCCGGAAGCACCCTGGTGGGAGACGCCAAGGGGACGGCCACCTGCTACCAAGTGGGCAACAGCACATTGCAGACGGCCCCCGCCTTTGTGGTGGGAGATAGCCGGGCATATTCCATCAATCGCCTTCGGGCGGCGGTGACCCACACCTTGCAGCTGTACGCGGGGTCAACCCTCATCAAGACCGTCACCGGCGTGGGCACCTCCTATACAATGTCCCTCACCGAGGCGGAGATTGCCAAGGTCTACGCCCTGGGAACGTCGGTGGCCACCAAGATGATCTGTACCGCCTACCACTACGGGCGCAACATCGGCACCAGCCAGCAGACCGGCACCGCTTCGGCCCCGCCGGTCAGCAGCATCACCAGCAAGCCTGACCACACCATTGGCGGCGGGTACACTGTCTCCATCTCCCGCAGCCGGAATGCGGTGAGCCACACCCTGCGGCTCTATGTGGCGGGCAAACAGATCAAAGAGATCGGCGGGGTGGCAACCTCCTACGCCTGGACGCCCACAGCGACAGAGATTGCGGCAGAGTATGCGGCCACCCCCAACAGCAACACGGCGGCAGCCCAAGCTACCATCTGGTGCTACCACTACGGAAAGCTAATTGGCACCGCCACAGCAAGCGGGACGGCCACCGTCAACCCGACAGCAGCCGCGCCGGTGTTCGCCGGTTACTCCTTCGCGGACATCCGCCCTGAAACGGTAGCTCTCACTGGCGACGATCAGATACTGGTGGCGGGGGAGAGCACTCTCAAGGTGACAATCCCGGCAGCCCAGGCAGCCAGCAGCACCACCTCCGCCACCATCAAGCAGTACATCCTCTACTGCGGCGGGGCCACGGCGTCCGCCGCCTACTCCGCCTCTGACGTGGCCATCCAACTGGCCGGGGCCTCCTCCGGCAGCATTCGGGTGGCGGCGGTGGACAGCCGGGGCAACCAGACCGTTGTGGAGCGGCTGGCCTCTCTGGTGGCCTACACCCCGCCGCGCGTCACCCAGATGCAACTTCGCCGGGACAACAACGTGGACAACAAGACCAAGCTCGCCGTTAAGGGGGTGTGGTGGCCGGGGAATTTCGGTGCATCCGACAACTCCCTTGCCTCCACCTACCAGTACAAGGCCACGTCCGCCGAGCAGTACACCGACGGCGGGGCCGTCTCTATCGCCATCACCGGCGGAGAGTGGGCATTCGAGGGCTACCTTCCGGGCGACCTGGGGGCGGGGGGCTTTGATTTTCAGAAGTCCTTTTCGGTGATGCTTTCCGCCACCGATGCACTCAATACGGCAACCAGCGTCGGCATCATAGACCGCGGCATTCCAACCATGCACCTGGACAAGGGCGGCGTGGGAATCGGGAAGATTCGGGCGACCGGGGCCCTGGACGTGGCGGGAGCGATTATTACCGAAGGAAGCGAAGTGTACCATCCAGGCAACAAACCAACCACAGAGCAACTGGGAGCTATGCCATCAAGCGCGAAAGTCGAACTACTTGACGAAACGAGAAGCTATAACCTTGACGACTACTGGATGCCGGGCCAGACAATACTTATGCGCCAATCGGTGGCAGCGTCGGGAAAAGTTGCAAATTGCCCATCGAAGTCCGCTGGAATCGTCCACGTGGAAGGAAGCTCGATCCTCATTATGCAGGCTTACATCGAAACTGCGGGGGGAGCGATATATTCTAGGTATCGGGCAATTGGAGGGAGCACAACGGAGTGGGTAGGACCGTCGGGAATCCAATCTGGCAGCAACTCCAATGGGTCCTGGACGAAATGGCCGGACGGGACAATGGCGTCCTACGGCGTGGTTACAAGCCAATCAGTACCGGCGCATAGCACTATCGGGATAACAGGGCAGAGTATCTTGTTCCCGGTGGGGTTTTTGGCACCCCCATCAATGACTATAACAGTCCTTGCTGACACTGTTGGGGAATTTTCGGCCAAGCTGGGCGGAGTGAATGCGACGCTTTGGTGGGGGTCAGTTACCAACAACAGCGATTATGCACGAGTTACGCCGGTCCACTGGCATGCCATTGGCCGGTGGAAATAAGGGAGGGAAAATTATGGCATTATCAAAACAAATCACCTATGATAACGGCACCACCGCCAGCTACCACCGCATTGATGGGCTGCTGGTATGCTGTCACCCGGACAACGGGGCGACGGTGACCGCCACCCTGTACAGCTACCTTACTGAGGACACCCGGGCGGCCAATGCAGGCGCACCGGTGTCCACTGTGGCGGTGACCGCCGAGTTGACCGAGACCCAGGCCAACGGCAACCTGCGCAAGACCATGTATGCCAAGATTAAGGCGCAGCCCGAGTGGGCGGACGCCGAGGACTGTTAGGAGGAGAAGGGGTGGATGAGCTGGCGCAGTTCGCCGGCCGGTACTGGCTCGAAGCCGTATCTGGCAGTCTACGTCTGGAAGCGGGCGGCATGAAAGGAGGTGAAATAGGTTGTGGAGAATGTGGAATCTATTGCAGTAGTGGACCAAAAAACAAAATCTAATGGCCGGCGAATCGAAAAGCTGGAACAGAGCCAGGAGATCATTGTGGCGGTTGAGCAGCGTGCCAAATCCAACAGCCACAGAATCGACAAGCTGGAGGAAAACCAGGAAGCCATCCAGCAACTGGCATTGTCTGTAAAAGAACTTGCTACCCAGATGCAGGGCATGAGGGAAGACCAGGCCGACACCAGCAAGCGCCTGGCCGAATTGGAACGCAAGCCCGCGTCCATGTGGGACAAGCTGGTGGCGGCGCTCATTGGGGCCATTGCCGCCGGTCTTGCCGGCGCTGCCCTCTCGCTCATTATCAGATAAGCGCCCTGGGTGGGCGCTTTTGTTTTGCCCCCACGTGGGACAGAAAGGAAGGAACAAAATGGAACAGATTATCAACTACATCAAGCCGGAACTCGTCCCGGTCGCGGTGGTGTGCTACATCATTGGGGCCGCTCTGAAACACACCGAACTGCTCAAGGACAAGTATATCCCAGTCGTGCTGGGGGCGTTTTCGGTCGCTGTCTGCGCTATCTACGTCTGCGCGACCTCCGACCTGTCCACTGTCCAAAACGTCCTGATGGCGGTATTTGTGGCCGTGGTGCAGGGCCTACTCCTCGCGGGTGGGAGCGTGTACGTCAACCAGATCATCAAACAGGCTAAAAAGGAGGAAAAATAATGGCGCAAAAACTAATCCAGCCCATCAACAAGGCCCGGCTCACCGCATCCTACAAGTGGGGGAGCGCCTACCAGCGAGACTTCGGCGGCGTTCACTACGGCCAGGACATGACCGGCGGCCCCATCGTCTACGCCCAGGGTAACGGCGTGGTGGCCTTTGCCGGCTGGGACGATGTCTGCGGTTACGTGGTGGGGATCGTCTATGATGACTGCGTCAACCACTTTGACGGCGGACACCGCCCACTGGTGGGGCGCTACTACCACATGGCAGACGTGCGGGTGAAGCCGGGGCAGCGGGTCACCAAGGACACTCGCATCGGCACGGTGGGGAACACCGGGAAGTACACCACCGGCGCGCACCTCCACGTAGAGCTCGACACCGACACCAAGTATCCTGCCTACACACCCACCCTGGCGAGCAACTCGAACATCCTCAAAAAGGGCACCAGAGGGGCGAAGGACACCACGGTGGACCCCATGCGCTGGACGCACACCAAGGCCAGTGCCCCGGACAACCAGACCATCGTCGCCGGGTATGGCAGTGACTGGGTCGACCCCAGAGACGCCTGTCTCCCCAAAATCTAAGAGTACATAGAGAGCGCCCCGACTTGCTTTTTAGCAGGCCGGGGCGCTTTTGCTATGCGCGCAGTTTTTCGATGAGCGCCTCTTGAAGAACTTGGGAAAAATTTACCCCTTTAGCTGTGGCCTCCTCGTCGAGCCATCCCGGGATGGTCAATGTCTTTTTTACTGCGCGGGGGTTGGCGCGCTTTTTGTAGGCGAGCATATCAAACTCCACAACTACTAAAAATCCGTCTTCTACGGATACTTTATCGGGTTCTGAAGGTTTGGGCAGGGGCTCTTTGTTTTGCTCCTTGGAGACCAAGCAGAGGCCCAGCGCATCGACCGCCATCTCATAGGCCTGGGCCATATCGTCCCCCTGGGTCAAACATTCGGGCAGGTCAGGGAAGGAGACCCAGAAGCCCCCTTCCTCGGCCCAATGAAATACTGCCGGGTAAAATAACTTGTTCATGGTGTCCTCCTTCTGGGCTTATTTCAGCCCCGCCTGTTTCAGTATTGCCTGCTCCAGCCCCTTTTTGAGGTCTTTCGCATGGAGGGGAACCGTTGTCTGCTTTCCTATCTCGGGGTTTTTCATTTTAACGTGCGACCCGTTTTGGGCGACTACCTGAAACCCGTTTTTGGTGAGAAGCTTTATCATCTCTTTGGCGGTCATCGGCATTTGTTTCCCCTCCCTTACTGTATTCATATTATAACACGTATTAGCACGTATAGTCAAGGGCTTTCGTGAATTTTCCACAACTATTTTTGTACATCAGCAAGTTACTGGCAAGTTAAACTTGATCTATATTTGGGGTATTGGATCTGGATTGGGGATACATCTTGTATCATTGGCGCACTCGAACGCGGCCAGCTTTTTTGTAAAGCAAGTTACCAACAAGTTAAATCATACCGATTTTTGTTTATAAAAACTAGAGCCGTGGATCATATCCACGGCTCTTACAAAACATGAAGTTTTTCTTGGTGTCTATATTATATGCGATTTTTCTCAAAAAGTCAATGAAGAAGCTTTTCGTGGATAGTAAAAATATCTATATTAGGGCGCAGTCGTTTTTGCTTGACCAAGGTCAGATATTTTTTGTGCTTTCTTTTTATATTATTGAGCAGGGCTTGAGATTCGATGACATACGGGATCCCCCTTACAGTATATGCCTGCTTGATATATCTGGGTGAAACGGGAATAGTGTTCCCTACTAAAAATACGCTTTCTTTTCCCATCATTTTGCCTATATGGTAAAAAACACATTTTCCGCGTCCGAACTTTGCTTCGTATTTTTTGATTTTAGCCCGGTAATTCTCTACCTTGGAGCTAAGTGGGATCATCCAAAAAATATTGTCGGATTCTTTTAGAGCATAAAAATAAGGGCGGCTTTCAAGTTTGTTTAACATAAGGTGTTTGTCTTTGAAATCAGAAAAATAAGAGTCCTTTATCACATACAATCCGTTTTCTTCGAGTTCCATCTTACCTCCCTAAAGAAAATGCCCTTCTTTTCAGAAGGGCACCTTTCAAGCCAGACACTTATGAGTCGCTGCTGGCACGCGACAATCTAAAGCACGTCAGACACTTATGAGTCGCTGCTGACACGCGACACGCAGAGGACGGCGGTGGGGCCTATCTCTCTGCCTATATAATATACCATCTTCCGCATGGTGTAAAACGTCAAAATAGGTAATGGGTGTTTGAAAGCTCGTTTTAGAGCCGTTTTAATGCTGTTTTTGCTATTTTACACCATTTTACGGGAAATAAAATCAAAATAGCACCCCATTATTTTTCTTAAAGTCTGATGCTTGCTTATAAGAAAAAAGAACTTAAGTTAGCGAGAGTTGAGTGGCACCTCCTCTGCGACTGGATCAAGACCCTGCCCTATATGGCGGAAATTTTAGAGGCGGTAGAGGCTGGGAAACGCCCGAATTTGTAACCCACTTTATAACCCACTTGTATTTGATTTTTTGCTTTTTTGGCAAGTATTCCGCTTGAACAATTTTGCGAAAAACGGTATAATCATCACGTTTGTCAGCAATTTGGCTAGTGCCAAATTTGCTGCACGCTGGTTCAAGTCCCATCTCCCGCACCAA